GCTTTTTGCGGCAGCGATCTTCTGCCTTCTCATGTTGTTCATGACCGGCTGCGCCGTCTCGTGGCCTACGAAAGCAGGCAACGTCACGCTCTCATTCACCCCGCCCGCCGAGCTCATAAACAAATACGGGGCCAGCGTATTTGACTCTCCGACCCTGAGAGACAAATGAAGCAAGAATTTTCCGAGTTTCAAAAACTCCTCGACCGACAAGGCATCGAGCACTTCTCGGCGAAGGAAGTTTTCTTTCTCGGCAATTCCAATTCGTATCTCAAGTGCAACGCGATCCCCTCGCAGGCGCTTTGGCCGAACATCATCCCCACCCTTTACGCTGCAGACGCGATCCGCGAGCGGCTAGGAGTACCGATCCAGATCCTCTCGGCCTACCGCAATGACGCCTACAACAAGGCAATCGGCGGGGCGCGTGGCAGCTATCACACACGCTTCATGGCGCTCGACATCACGGCAAAGGTCTCCATCCCCGACCTTGTAAAAATCGCGAAGGAAGTCCGCAACGAAAAGATTTTCTCAGGCGGAATCGGAACCTACGCAGGCTTTGTTCACATCGACTGCGGTCCGCTCCGCAACTGGCACGGATGAAAAAAATGGAGAAGAGCCGCGAAGTCGTGATGACCGAAGTCCGCAAGCTTCTCTCCGAACATTTTGACGCAGGCTTCGCAATCGTCACATGGGAACACGAGGGCGAGACGCTGCGATCTGATTTGCAATTTGGAAATCGCTACGCGCTCTCAGGACTGCTCGATCAAGCGCACGAAATCCTCAACCCCACGGACGATGACGACGAGGAGGAACTCATATGAAAGGCTGGAAAAAATGGATGGCCGTCGGATGCTCGCACGGCGACCAGATCGACCCCGAAGCCCGCAAGGCGGTCCTGACATTCAAGGAACGATGGAAGCCGGACACAACCTTTCACCTCGGCGACTTCCTCGACCTCGCCGCATTCCGCGCCGGAGCGGTCAACGACCCAAACTCATCCGACCGCGCCGCAAGCGTGAGCGACGATCTCAGCGCAGGGATTGATTTTCTCCACGAACTGCGTCCGCAGCACATCCTCTTTGGAAACCACGAAGCCCGACTCTACAAGCTCGCCGCCTCGCCAAACGCACTCGCCGCTCACGCCAGCACGCTCACCATCCAAGCCATCGAGGACGCCGCCAAGAAGCTTAAGGCGCGTTTGTATCCCTATCACATCCGCTCTTACGCGGAACTCGGAGGAACGAAATTCCTCCACGGATACATGTTCAACGTCCAGGCCATCCGCGACCATGCGGAGACATACGGCAACTGCGTCCTCGCCCACCTCCACCGAGTCGGCAGCGAGCGCGCCCGCACGCTCGACGGCGCCACCGGCCACTGCACCGGCATGCTCGCCCGATTCGATATGGAATATGCCAGCACGCGCCGCGCAACCCTCGCGTGGTCGCAGGGATTCGCCTACGGCTTCTACAACGAAAAAAACCTCACAGTAAACACATGCGAACGAAAAAACGGACACCCGTGGCTGCTTCCAATATAACCGCCGCTTGGGCGAAGGTATTCGAGGATGCGAAAATCGACGACATCAAACAACTCCACCGCGAGGGATGGCGGAGCGTCTACGACATCGCCGATCAATCAGGGCGAAGCCGAAACACCACGTCCAACGTGCTCGAAGCTGAAGTAAAATCAGGTCGGTTTGAGAAAAAACTCGCCAAAGTAAAGCGCGGATCACAAATCAAACAGCTCTGCTTCTACCGTCCGCTTGTAAAATAAAAACCCGTTTGACCCGCACGAGCATTGAACGCGTGGGATTGTAAAGACTTTTCTCAAAATTTATTTTTGGGAAATCTCAAAAAAATCTTTCCATTTTTTTGGAAGGTGAAAAATTCCCCTCAACGCAACGGTTGCGTTTTGAAAATTATGAAAATTAAAACATACATCTGCGAGGGATACGACCCTCTTTTTGGTCCCATTCGGGACATCATGGACGCCTGCTCTATCGAGGAGGCGAAGGCAAAATTCAAAGAGTTCCACGGAATCGCGGCGCTTTTTGTCGCGCTAGAAAAATAATATGGAACCCGAGACTATCACGCGGAATTTGCAGTTTGCTTGGGAAGCTTTTAAGGCATTCGGACCAGTCGCAATTTTTGCGGCATTTACATACTGGGTCACAACCTGGGGGGAGAAATGAGCGCAATGCTTGCCTTGTCAATCGCCGCGATCACGCTCGGATCATGCGTGGCGTGTTATCTCATCGGACGCGAGGCGGGGAGACTTGAGAAAAAAGACAAATGAAAACCATCCTTGCCATCGACCCCGGAACAACGCACAGCGCGTTTGTTGAGTACCGTGATGGAATCATCATCGACCACGGCTGGATCTCAAACGCCGAAATGCGCCAAGTGATCATCGGGCGCGAATACGACGAAGTGGCGTGCGAAATGATTGCTAGCTACGGAATGGCGGTGGGAGCATCTACATTTGAAACATGCGTCTGGATCGGACGCTTCACGGAAGTTGCAAGAGTCGAACCAAGACTCTGCTACCGAAAAGATATCAAACTTTTTCTTTGCGGAACCATGCGAGCAAAGGATGCGAACATTCGCCAAGCCTTACTCGACCTCATCGGCCCGCAGGGAACAAGGGCCCAGCCGGGGCCAACATACGGCATAAAATCCCATACCTGGGCGGCGCTGGCAGTGGCCGTTTTCGCTGCCAACCAAAAATAGGAAAACCATAAACATGAAAACTGAAAACGTAAAGCTCATCACCCCACGCGAGCAAGCAGCCTTGCTCTCCGTGTGCACCCGCCACCTCCACGACCTCAAAAATCAGCGGATTATTCCGTGCGTCAAGTTAGGTCGATCAATCCGCTACAACCCGCAGGCGGTCGCCGCCGCGCTCGAACGGAACGCAACGCAAAAAGCAATTTAATAACATGTTCCTAACAACAAAACACCAAGCAAAATCGGACGGCTACCGTCCAATGACAACGGCATACAAACTGCCAGGCGAGCAATGGATGCTCGACAACATCCTCGAGGACATGCGGCACGCAAATGCGGACATCGTTTTCGTGGGAGAAAATCAACATTCGGTAGAAATCTGGAAAAAATGAAAATTGAAAAAACAGAATATATGGCGGTTTTATTTCCTATCTTGCAATCGTTACTGGCAAGCGGAAAGTATAACAAATGCAATTTTGTTGAGCAAAATCAATACTGGAATCAAGATCCAATACTTGATGCGTGTTGCCTGACGGATGAATATTTTAAAAGGAATGATGTTTATAGCTTTGAAGATTAAAACCAATAAAAAATGAAAATAACCAAAGGAAAACAAACACGACCACAGCGCGTCGTCATTTACGGAGTCGAAAGCGTCGGCAAGACAACCTTCGCCTCGCAATTCCCGAATCCATTGTTCCTCGACATCGAGGGCGGCACGGCGCACCTAGAAACGGATCGCGTCGAAATCAACTCGTGGGCGGAACTCAACGCAGCGCTCAAGGAAGTTGCATCAACCGACTACCAGACCGTGGTCATCGACTCGGCGGATTGGGCGGAGCGCCTTTGCGTGGAAGACCTACTCGCCAGCACCAAGAAAACGAGCATTGAGGACTTTGGCTACGGCAAGGGCTGGGTCCAAGTGGCAGAGCGTATGAGCCGACTCTTGACCGCGCTGGATTTGCTGATCGCGATTGGCAAACATGTTGTCCTCTTGGCTCACAGCAAAGTTCAGCGCGTGGAGCCGCCGGATTTGATGACGGCATACGACCGCTACGAACTCAAGATGAGCAAACAAAGCTCGCCGCTCGTAAAAGAATGGGCAGACGAGCTCTGGTTTTTCAGATTCAAAACTAAGGTAGTGGAATCCGAAAACGGTAAGGCCAAAGGAACCGGCGGCAAGCAACGCATCATACTGACTACGCACAGCGCAGCCTACGACGCAAAGACCCGCAGCGGATTGGCGGAGGAACTGCCGTTGGAGTGGGATTCGGTGGCGCATTTATTCGCAGCGGCAAAGCCAAAGGCGAAGTCCGAACCGGCAGTGGTAGTGGTTGGCGCCGAGCACAAGCGCGCCTTTGAAATGCTCGAGGCTAACGAGGAGGCGGTCAACGCATTCCTGCTCTCAAACAACTCAATCCAACCAGGCCAAACTTGGCGCGATGTCTCGGAGAAACTCCGCGCGAATATCGTGGCGAGGCCGGAGGCACTGATTGCAAAGGCTCTCGAAGCTAAGGAGGCGGAATGAGAGTAGACAATAAAGAAACCGCAAAGGAAATTTTTACCTTAACTCCGCTGGGACTCATCACGAGCATTTTAGGCGACAACACAGACGCCAAGATAGTTGCTGATCAAATCGAACTTTATCTGCGACGAAATAATGTTGGGATTGTTATTGATGATAATCGCCTGAGTTTTGGCAATCTGCAAAAGATTGAAAAAGAAAAATGAAAGAACTAACACCTAGCATGGCTCCCAAGCTCGCAGAGTGTGCGGTGTTCGTCGGCGCATCCGGTGCGTCAGCGGCTGCCGAACGCGGGACGGCAATCGACCGCGCGATTCGCTTGGCAATGAACGGAGACATTGAGCCGATGGAACAACTCGCCGGCGAAGACCGCGACTCTGCGAAGTGGGGCATGAGAACCTTACGCCAACTTAGCGGTGGCGAGCGCGTAGAAACCCGCGAGGAATATCTGGCAATGGCAGTGCCGGGGCTTTCCAAGCTCGGCACAGCAGACGCCATTTGCAAGCGCGCGCGGTGGGTGGCAGACATCAAGACGGGCCAAGTGCGCAACTACCGCGAGCAACTCGCAGCCTATGCGCTCGCCTGTATGGAGGACAACTTTGCCGAGTCTTGGACCGGCCACGTTGTTTACGTCGACCAACAACTTGTCAGAAGCTACGACTTTACCCGCGAAGAGGCCGAGGCCACAACTCAGCGGTGGATCTCGTCGGCAACATCGCCGTTCGCTCGCCCTACGCCGTGCGAGTATTGCAACTGGTGCGCCAACAAAGACGGATGCAGCGCGCTTGTATTGCAAAGCAAGACGGCACTTGCAGACGTAGACGCGACCAACAAGGACACGCTTACCATCATCAAAGATCGAATCCTTGCCGACCCGCTCAAGCTGGCGGACTTCGCAAAGCGGTTCAAATTCTTTGAGAAGGAAATCGCAGAGCCGCTTGTGGACGCTCTGAAAGAACGCCTTGCCGCCGGAGACGAAATCCCAGGCTGGAAAGTATCGACAAGTGCAGGTCGAGAATACGTCGAAGCGGATGCTATCGCCAAGGCTTCCGAAGGAGTCTCCAAAGAGACGCTCATTCTCGCCTTGGGCGGGAAGATGTCAGCGAAACAATTTAGGCAATTTTGCGCAGACGGCGGCATCGAGGTTGACGAGTCGGCAATTAAAGCAGGAGCGCCAATAACGACGCTTAGGCAAGTAAAGGCCAAGTAATTTCCTCGCGGGTCCGTATGGACTACGCAGGGGCAAAGCGGGGCCGCGCATCGCAAAAAACGCGGACCAACATCAAACCAAACACAAATATGCCAACATACACACAAACCGAACCCTGCGAGACTTATTTCGTCGAACCGGGCAAATACCAAGTTGAAATTACCAAAGGAATCGAGAAGAAATCACAGGCTGGAAACATCATGATAAAATTGACCTGCCGCGTGAAGCTAGCAGACGGCTCAGACGGGCCGGAGATCGCAGAGCACCTTGCATTCACGCCAAAGGCGGCATGGAAGATTGACCAAGTGCGCCAAGCACTCGGTCAGGCCGTAGTGCCAGGGGAAGAGGTTTCAATCGAGGCAGAGGACTTCGTGGGAATGTCCGCATGGGTGGTGCTAGGCGAAGAACCCGGCAGCACAAATCCAAACATGCGATTCAACACGATCGAGCGATGGATTGAAGCGAAGGAGACAGCGAAACCTGACAAGGCTGGCACGATCCGCAAACCCGCAGACAGCGACGATATTCCCTTTTAACCGCAGCAACCGGGGCGCGACGCGATACGCGCAATTTTTTTATGAGTATAATCAGCGAATCAGAAATGAGCGAGCGACCAACACCAGAGACAGATGCGCGAACTTATGTTCCATCGCTTGGCGCATCAACCGTTCCCGCAGAATTTGCACGGCTACTGGAACGCGAGCGAGACGAGGCGCGGGAGGATTTGGAATTTCGGCGGGGGCTCTACAAGGTTCAAGAAGAATATCTTGAAACAGCAAGGCGCGAGCGTGATAAGGCGCGGGAACTTCTTAAAAAGGCTTTAGTTAGAGGAGATTTCGCGTTAGCCGAAACTAAAAAAGCCAAAGAAAATTTATTTTGGTCTGACCACCAAGACAAGCGCGAGATACAGCGCGAACTCGCCGAGGCGCGGGAGCAAGTCCAAAGGTTGCGCGTCCAATTAAATCATTACACGCAAGCAAATGAGATGGCAGAACAAGCTTTCAGTGAGCGTAACAAAGCGCACAAAATTGCGGAGCAAGCGATTGAGGATTTAGCATGGTTCAATGAAACAAGTGCACAGTTACTCCGCCATAAACTTGAACAACTCAAGGAGGGCGCGAAATGAGCAGACCAACACCAGAAACGGATGCGGCTGAAGCTAAACGCCGAGCTGAGTGGCTGCACAAACACAAAGCGCACAAAGACTGGATTATTTTATCCGTGTCAGAGATTGCTGTTATTCGTGACGAGCTGTTGATTCTTGAGCGAGAGCGCGACGAGGCGAATGAAGAACTTCATAAGCAGCTTGTTCGATATGACCAGTTGTTTGACGAGGCAGAGAAAAACAGGATCGAGCGCGACGAGGCGATGGAGCAGGCTGCTATGTGGAAAGCTAATCACGATAATCAGGTGTCGCTGAAAGCAATGCTGATGGATC